ACTAAGATGAAATTAATAACGGAAACACAGGATGTACAACTTGAGTACATCACAGAGGCCAACGCAAAAGGTGGCAAGGATGTCTTCATTGAAGGTGTCTTTATGCAAGCGGAAAAAGAAAACCGCAATAAAAGAATTTATCCTAAATCGGTTCTGGAATCAGCAACCGGAAAATATATAAAGGAACAAGTTAAGACAGGTCGTGCAGTCGGTGAGTTAAATCATCCCGAAGGCCCCGCAATTAACTTGGATAAAGTTTCACATCGTATTACCGAACTTAAATGGGACGGTAATAACGTTGTTGGAAAGGCACTTATCTTGGATACACCAATGGGTAAGATAGTGAAAGGCCTCGTAGAAGGAGGTTGCAAGCTAGGTGTCTCAAGTCGTGGTATGGGAACTGTTGAATCAAGAGAAAACAAGACGTTCGTAAAGGATGATTACATTCTTTCGACTGTTGACATTGTTCAAGACCCCTCCGCCCCAGAAGCCTTTGTAAATGGCATCATGGAAGGAGTTGATTGGATCTTGGAGAATGGTATTCTAAAACCTCAACAAATTGAAGAATATGAGATTGAAATTAAGAAGGTGGATTCCACTCAGTTAGCTGAGGCTCAGGAGCGAATCTTCAGAGATTTCCTCTCCAAACTCTAAATTCAAAATAAGGTATAAACCAAAATGTCTGAAGAAATACAAAACGAAGAAATCGTTGTCGAAGACGTACAGGAAGAAGATCTTGTAGAGAATCAGGAGCTTGTGCAGGATACACCTGAAGAAGTTGCTGAGGAATCTCAGGAATCCCTTTCTGATTCGGTACTCGATGTTCTTCTTGGCGAGGCTAAGAAGAAAAACGAAGCTGAAGACGAAGAAGATGACGAAGAAGAATCCGATGACGAAGAGTCTGACGAAGATGAAGAAGATGAAGTGGAAGAATCCGTCGAAGTAGACGAAGAAACCATTGAAGAGTCTTCTGAAGAAACTGAAGAGGAATCTATCGAAGAATCCTCCGAAGAAGTAGAAGAAGCACTTGAAGAAGGTGTTCAAACTAAAGCAGGTATCCTTGCTGACGCTTTCTCTACTATCAAATCCATGAAGAAACATGATCTTGTCAAAGCTTTTGAAGCGATGAACGGAGATGATGACGAAGAGGATGAGATGGAAGAAGGGAAGAGTCCAAAACCAAGTACGAAGGCTGATATGATCAACGCCATGTACAAGGAAATGAAGGGAATGAAGAAAGATGATTTGATGGCCGCCTATGGCGCAATCAAGTCTACGGTGGATGGTGAAGAAGACGAAGAAGAAATGGAAGAAGCATTTGCAACGGATCTTAAGGTTCTTGCTGACGCAGATTCTAATCTTACCGAAGACTTCAAAGCCAAGGCATCTACTCTCTTCGAAGCTGCTGTTTCAAACAAAGTCGCTACGATCAAAGAAGAACTAGAGAATACATACGAAGACTCTTTGCAAGAAGAAGTCGTATACATTCGCGAAACTTTGATTGAAAAGATCGACAACTACCTCACATACGTAGTTGAAGATTGGATGACAGAAAACCAAGAGTACGTTGACAACAAGTTGCGTACAGACATTGCTGAAGACTTCATGAAGAACCTCAAGGATTTATTCGTTGAGAGTTATATCGAAGTACCACAAAGCAAGGTTGATTTGGTTGATAGTCTCAGCGAAGATGTTGAAGCAACTAAGAGTGAACTCCTCACAATATCTGAAGAACGGGATTCTCTCGCCAATCAGATTGCAGAACTTCAACGCGAAAAGATCATTTCTGAAGCAACTTCGGAACTGACTTCTACACAATCTTCAAAGTTTGTCAAACTACTAGAAGGTATCGAATTCGTCGATGCATCTAACTTCGAAACTAAGGTTTCGGTAATCAAGGAATCTTTCTTTAACGAGGAAGAGCCTACACAAGAGTTGGAAGAAGAGGTTTCTTCTGACGAAACAGAAATTATCGTCGAAGGAGAAGCCGATCCTGCTGCAGAATTGTCTCCGACAATGCAGAAGTATTTGTCTTCCCTAAGCCGAATTCAACAAAGCATCCACAACAAGTAATTAATTTACTTACAAACATAAAGGAAACATAAAAATGTTTAACGCAGAACAAGACATAAAGAAATGGGCTCCTGTACTCGATCACGCTGACGCGCCTGAGTTCAAGGACAACTACCGCAAAGCCGTAACCGCTAAACTTCTTGAGAACACAGAACGTGCTCTTATCGAAGAAAAGGGTGTAAACGGAATGCTTAACGAAAATCAGACGACTACAGGTTCCGTTGTAAATTACGATCCCGTATTGATCTCCCTAGTTCGCCGCGCTATGCCGAACTTGATCGCATACGACGTTGCTGGTGTTCAGCCGATGTCAGGCCCAACGGGTTTGATCTTCGCAATGAAGGCACGTTATGGAGATGGAACAGTAATTGTAACAGGTGATCCGGAAGCTGGCTTCAATGAAGCAGACACAGACTTCGGTGGAGCTGGTACACATGGTGGAACAGATCCTTACGCATCTACTCTCGATTCTCCTCAAGTTGCATACACAACTGGTACAGGAATCGCGACAGCAACTGGTGAAGCTGCTGATCCTGCTGAACTCGGTTTCACAATCGAAAAGGCAACTGTAACTGCAAAGACACGTCAGTTGAAGGCAGAGTACACGATGGAACTCGCTCAAGATCTGAAGGCAATCCACGGATTGGACGCAGAATCTGAGTTGGCTAACATCCTCTCTTCTGAAATCCTCGCTGAAATCAATCGCGAAGTTATCCGTTCGATCAACAGCACTGCCAAGACTGGTGGAGCAAACGTTGGTACAGACGGTCTTTTCGACTTGGTTGCAGACGCTGATGGACGTTGGGCTGTTGAAAAGTTCAAGAGCTTGATCTACCAATTGGAAGTTGAAGCTAATGCTATCGCAAAAGAAACTCGTCGCGGAAAAGGTAACTTCGTTATCTGCTCTAGCAACGTTGCTTCTGCCTTGGCTGCCGCTGGTCAACTCGACTACGCTTCTAACATCAGTTCTAACCTCAACGTTGACGACAGCGGAAACACATTCGCTGGTGTACTCAACGGTCGCATGAAGGTTTACGTCGATCCTTACACAACTGGTGATTACGCCACTGTTGGATTCCGTGGATCTAACCCATACGACGCTGGATTGTTCTACTGCCCATACGTTCCTCTCACGATGGTACGTGCAGTTGATGAAACGACCTTCCAACCGAAGATCGCTTTCAAGACCCGTTACGGTCTACAAGCCAACCCGTTTGTTACCACATCTGCTGGTATCGGTTCTGCTAACAGCAACCAATACTTCCGCAGCATCCGTGTTGGTAATATCAACGTAGGTGGACAGAGCTAAATCTAATTAGTTCATAATCTTTAGAAGGGTCTCCGTTTGGAGGCCCTTCTTTTTTATAAATACTTACATGGCGGGACTTACAACAAATTTTAATTTTCTTTCACCCACTGGATTTCGTCTTACGATCAACCGTAATCGATTTGCGAATGTTGAGTATTTCATTACAGGATTCACAATTCCATCGGTGACTTTGGGTGAATCTGCTCAAGGGTTTAGAGGACACACATCCTTTCAGGCTGGTGATACTGTTGGATTTGATTCTCTTTCTCTTCGTTTTGCGATTGATGAAGACATGAAGAACTATACCGAAATCTTTGATTGGATGATTAAGAATCGAGATGTTGGATTAGACTTCTCTGATATGATCTTGAGTGTTCTCTCAAATCACAATAATGGAAATAAGGAATTTCAATTCCATGATGCGTTTCCAACTTCTTTAAGTGGTGTTGAGTTCACCACACAGGCAACAGACGTAGAATACTTACAAGCCGACGTTACATTTAGATACAGCGAATTTAATATTATAAAGTAATAAATAGTTTTATATGATGACACTTGATGAAATCCTTGCGATGTGGAAGAAGGACTCGCAAATTGATACAGTATGTTTAGACGAAGCCTCGAAAGAGAACAGTAAGAATCACGCAAAATATCTTGAATTGCATAGCATAATTAAGTTGCAATTGAAGAAAAGAGAAATGTCTCAGAAAATTCTGTTGCGTGATAAATGGTTACACTTCTCGGGTAAACTCTCAAAGGAAAAGATCGAGGAGTATGGATGGCCATATGATCCGTTCAATGGACTCAAAGTCCTGAAGTCTGACTTTCACTACTTTTTTGAATCCGATGAGGATCTACAAAAGAGTGAGGAACGAATAATCTATTTCAAAACGTTAGAGGAAACTCTTAGAGAGATCGTTGACAACATTAAGTGGAAACACCAGTCCATTAAAAATGTTCTTGAATTTCAGAAGTTTACTTCTGGTATGTAATGCTAAAGGTTTCTAAAGAAAACGAAGCGAAGTTAATCATCGAGTCGGAAGATTCGGGTATTCTTCGTGAATTGTATGAGTATTATACCTTCTTTGCGGATGGATATAAATTCATGCCGGCCTATCGCAATAAGTTTTGGGATGGGAAGATAAGACTCTTTGATCTCCGAACACAACAACTCCCCTATGGACTACTCAACCAAACAAAAGAATTTGCCAAGGAAAGAGGATATGTCCTTGATGCAACTCAACTGCAACACGAGGAATGGCCTCAAACAGATGCTCTTAGGAAATACGTCAAAGACACTGATATTTCTATCAACGGTAAATCTATTGATCCTCGGGATTATCAGTTGGATGCCTTTATACATGCGGTCAGCAATAAA